ATGATCTTGGCCGGCGTCTGCGATGGGGACATCCTGGTTGTGGACCGCTCGGTGCGTCCGATCCAGGGCGACATGGTGCTGGCCATCTGGGATGGCAATCAGCCGGTCTGCAAGATTCTTCAGGTCGCCGTCGACCACATCGAGCTCCATAGCCGAAGCCCACATTGCGCGCCCATCGTGCTGGCGCCAGGCACAGAGGTTGAGGTCTTCGCCGTCGTGGGCGTAGTCCGCCAAGTCACCCGCGCGCATTCCCGCGCCGGCCGCTGATGTTCGCGCTGATCGACGGCAATAACTTCTACGCTAGCTGCGAGCGCGTGTTCCAGCCCGAGCTGCGTGGCAGGCCGTTGGTCGTGCTCAGCAACAACGATGGCTGCGCTATTGCTCGATCGGACGAGGCCAAAGCCCTAGGTGTCACGATGGGCCAGCCGATCCACAAGGTGCCACCGCAGATCCGTCGCCGGCTAGCGCTGCGCTCCGCAAATTTCGGTCTCTACGGCGACATCGCTTCTCGCATTGGCGTCATCCTGCGTCAGGCCGCGCCACGCGTGGAGGTGTATTCGATCGACGAGTCGTTCCTCGACCTGGCCGGCATCCGCGATTGCCGGCAGCTGGCGGTCGACCTGCGCGAGCGAGTTCACCAATGGACGGGCATCCCCAACTGCATTGGCATCGCGCCGACCAAGACCTTGGCCAAGCTGGCCAACCGGGTCGCCAAGGATGCAGCGCGTAAGCCGGGCAGCTACCCAGCTAGTCTGGCCGGCGTCTGTGACCTGGCTGCGCTCAGCGCCAGTGAGCTCGATGCGGTGCTGCGAGCCACGGCGGTTGGCGACCTCTGGGGCGTTGGCAGGCGCTGGGGCGCGAGGCTGCAGGCACGCGGCGTCTTTACGGCAGCCGATCTGCGAGACGCCGCTGCAGACGACTTGCTAGCGGAGTTCGGTGTGGTCATGGCGCGCACGCAACGGGAGTTGCAGGGCCATGCATGCCTGCAGCTGGAGGAAGTCGAGCCCGACCGTCAGCAGATCATGGTCAGCCGGTCGTTCGGGACCTGGGTGACCGATCCACAAGATATGGCGGAGGCGCTGGCAACTTTTGCCATGCGCGCCACCGAGAAGCTGCGCGCACGCGGGCTGACCACATGCGCCATTGGCATCTTTGCCGAGACGGATTCGTTCAAGCCCGGTGTGCCGCAGCACAACCCATCACGCACCGCGCCACTTGCCTCGGCTACATCCGACAGCCGCGTGGTGCTCACGGTTGTGCGCCGGCTGCTCCAGGGCTTCATGCGCGATGGCTTCACCTACAAGAAGGCCGGCGTGTGCCTAATGGATCTCGCCGCGCCCGAGGATCTGCAGGGCGACCTCTTCACCCCGGCACGCATAGGCGACGACAAGCTGATGAGCACCCTGGATGCCATCAACCGGCGGTTCGGTCGCGGCACGGCCGGGCTGGGTGCAAGCGGCTGGCAGAAGTCCCCCGAATGGGCATCGCGGCAAGATCTGCTATCGGGCCGCTTCACCACATCGCTAGCTGACCTCCCTCGCGCCTCCTGCTAGCTGGCAGCCCTCGCGGGCAGCAGTACACGATCTGCGGATGACTTCTTGCAACTTTCAGCCATGGAGCGGCGTCGACACGCGGCCGAAGTTGTGAGCAAGCAATAACGAGCTGAACCATGAAGCGCCTAATCGCAGCCCTATATGGCAATTTTCGATGTGCCCATCGGGCCAAGGTAATCCAGGTAATCAAACTCTGAAGAAGCAAAATTATTTATATTTTTCAATAATTTAGAGGATTTTTCAAAAGGTAATAAAAAGGTGATGAGGGGGTAATCTGATTACCTTTCCAGCAGGTAATCTTGAATCCTATAAAAACCCTTATAGATCAATGGCATTACCTTTCAGGATCCGCCGGGTTACCAAAAATCACCCTGCAAGGTAATCCAGGCTTTGCTATATCATTCAATGACTTGGGAGCACCTCAAAGGCAAGAATTACCGATTACCCGATCCCGGTGGTCACATGAAAAATTTGGCGGTCTGTGGCCATCGCGCGAACGCGAGCAAGGGCGCGCTGCTGCCCCGTGACGGCGCGGAATTCCGCAGGGTCTAGCAAGGGACCAGAACCCCCCATGACGCTAGGACTGGCGCCCGTTTCGGGGGCATGCAGCAGTGCATCGAAATGGCCCTATGAAGACCGCAGGCGTGGCGGGGCGACGATTGCGCGCGCGCAGCAGCCTGAGTGCCTCCTCCCGGCTGTCGCAGCCGGCTAGACTGGAATGGGAGACGCTTGCAGGCGATACTTCCCTCATGGAGAGAAAGAGCCAATGAAGGGCGAACAAGTTGTAGGTGTACAACCCTCAGTGATGCGTTGGGCACGCGAAAGCATCGGCATGTCGATAGCCGATGTCGCAGCACGCCTTAAGAAAGGTGAGGGGGAAGTTGCAGCATGGGAATCCGGGGCGGAGGCCCCCACCTACCCACAGCTAGAAAGGCTCGCGTACGAGGTCTATAAACGGCCGCTAGCTGTGTTCTTTCTCCCGGCGCCGCCCGCTGAAGCTTCTCCTCGTCAAGAGTTCCGTACGCTCCCAGCGGAAGAGCTCGCAAATTTGTCCCGCGATACCTACCTACATCTTCGAAAAGCCCGCGCGTATCAGCTAGGCCTCGAAGAGCTGTACGCAGGCGTAAACCCTGCTGCAATAAAGGCGTGGCGTGCTGTTCAACTCAGCACTGGCGATGACGTCGTACGCAAAGCAGCCGCTATCCGCCTTATGTTGGGCATCACCTCAGAGGTCCAGGCTGGCTGGGGAACTGATGATGAGGCGCTACGCTCATGGAGGGCAGCCGTCGAACGCGTCGGCCCATTCGTTTTCAAAGAAAGCTTTAAGCAGGAAACCATCTCTGGATTTTGCCTAAGAGATAGCGAATTCCCTGTTATTTACCTCAACAACAGCACCACGAAGACCCGACAGATCTTCTCGCTGTTGCATGAGTTCGCGCATGTGCTATTCGATGTCAACGGAATTTCTAAGTTCGACATTAGCTATGCGAATGAGCTCCCTCAACGCGAACGTGCCATCGAAATTTTTTGCAATGCGATCGCGGCCGAGGTTTTAATACCGGGTGCAGAATTTGATGCAGCCACGACTGACCTCGCAATCATTGCGGATTATGCGCCTGACATATATTTCTCTCGACTCGCCCGACGCTTTGGGGTGAGTCGGGAAGTGGTGCTGCGTCGCTTTCTGGATAGAGGACGTGCTACGCGTCAGTTCTATGAGGAAAAAGCTGACGAATGGAATCAGCAACGTCAAAAAGAATCTAGTGGCGGCGGGAGTTGGTACGCAAATCAAGGCTCATACTTGAGCGATGGGATGCTCAGAGAGGTGTTTGGCCGCCGTCTACGCGGCCAAATTTCGCCAGAAAAGGCTGCTGATTACCTTGGAGTAAAGCCTGGCACATTGCCTGGTCTGGAGGAATTGGTCCTGCATAGGAAGCGCAACTGATGTACGTGTTCGACACTGGGCCGTTTAGCCGTCTTAAGCATTACTATCCCGCTGTTTTTCATAGCTTCTGGGCACACATGGATGCCCTCGTTCACGGTGGCTACCTTCTATCCACGCGGGAGGTTAAGCGTGAGCTAGACAACGGCGAGCCGAATGCGGTGGTTAGTGCCTGGATAGGTCAGCATGCCGGACTTTTCAGCATGCCTAGTGCAGGAGAGATGCAGCTGGTTGCGCAGATACTGGCGATACCGCACTTTCAGTCGATCATCGGCGAACGTCAGCGCCTGAAAGGAACCCCAGTCGCCGATCCATTTGTGATTGCTGCCGCTCAAGTAAGAGGCTTCGCTGTAGTCACGACCGAGGTGTACAAGCCACAGGCGGCAAAAGTTCCCATCATCTGCCAACACTTCAATGTGCGATGTATTGACCTTGAGCAGTTCATGGCCGAACAGAAGATGACCTACTAGGACGGCATCGCGTCCCAGTAGGTGAATTTTCCTAAGCCAATCGGGTCCGTGCGACATCTGAGTAGTGACTGGTCAACTCGACCCCAGTCCATCCGTACCCTTCAAGCTCAGCAGCGACCAGAGTCGTACCGCTGCCAGCAAACGGGTCAAGGATCCGGCCACCTGCTTCACAGATCCGCACCAGCTGCCTCATCAACTCGGTAGGTTTGCCAGTCAGGTGATGTTTGTCTGCCTTGCGCACCGACTCGCGGATAACACCAGGCAGCACCGGCGCACGACGATCCAGCGGCATGTTGCCCTTGCTGCCCCACACGATGTATTCGGCCTGGTTGCGGAACCTGCCCAACTGCGGCCGCACGCCCTCGGTCTTGTCCCAGACAGTGATGCCGCGCCAGGTGAAGCCGGCGATCTGCAGCGCGTCAGTGGTCAGCGGCAGCTGCCGCCAGTCGGTAAACAGCAGCACCGGCGCGCCGTCCTTGAGCACGCGCGCGCACTCGGATAACCACAGGTGCATCCACTTCAAGTGTGAGCGTTGGTCGCGCTCGTCGCCGACAAAGTCGGCGTGCAGTTGTGCGCCGCCGCCCTGGACGTATTTCTGCGACGGTGGCTTGGCCCGCGCGGCCGCATGCAGGCCACCGCTGGCATACGGCGGATCAGTGATCAGCGCGTCGAACGAATTCGCTTCGAGCGTGGGCAGGATGGTCAGGGCGTCGCCCTGCAGGAGCTGGTTTTTCATGGTGAGAGCCTTCTTGGATTCGCTCGCGGCGATCGGAGGTGAGGCTCTCGGCCTTCAGGTGATTGAGCGTGCCGCAACGCGGGCACTTGATCTGGATTTCATCGAAGGCGCCGGCCTTGCACAGCAGGCGGGCGCATTCGCCACAACGGAGGTTCTTGAGCATTGCGTGGTCTTGCAGTGGGAAAGGATTACGCGGCCGCTGGCGGCGCGTACGGGGTGAACGAGATCACCTCATCGCCCACCCAGTCGTTGATCTTCAGCATGCGCGCCTGCAGCGGTTCGAGTTCGTTGGCGGCCCAGACGGCAGCGGCCTCACGGATCGAGCCGAAGCCGCCTGCGTTCTGCGGCACGATGCCCATGAGTTGCGGCGGGATGCGCAGCGCTGCCAGCATGTCGTCGCGGGTGATGCCCTTGATGCCGCTGAACTCATCCTTGGCCGCCACTTCGCTGACCGGGATCAGCTTCAGCCCGTCCTTGTTGCCGCCTGGCGAGTACAAGAACAGGTTGCGGAAGTTGCCCGGCCCCTTGGCGCCCTTCATGGCGTTGCGCAACGCGTCGACGTCTTCCTGGCTCTGCTGCGGGTCGGTCAGGTACAAGATGAAACCGGCGTGCGAGCCATTGTTGTAGTACTTGCGGCGAAACAGCGTGGCCGACTCGTTGAGCAGCGCCGACTGCATCGCCGGCATCCATTCGGGCAGACCGTAGAGTTCCTGATCGACATCGGCTTCGCGCAGCTGGAACACGCTGCCCGGCTCGAACACGTGTTCGTCGTGCCAGGTGCGCACTTGGAAGTACTCGCCCTCGGTGATGCCACGCCGCATGTACTTCGACAGCGGCGCAGTCAGCGACAGCGCACCGCCCATGCGATTGCGGCGGCGCTCAAGGTAGCCATTGCCCAGCGTGATCCAGTCCAGCGACAGCTGCTCGAAGGCCTCGCGCGTCAGCAGCCGGTGCGGCTTGAAGGTGCGCGCCAGCATGTTGCGCTTGAAGATCAGCCCGGACTGCAGAAACGGATTGCTGCGCGTGGTCTTGGACAGGCCATCCAGCGCCACCGGCGGCTCGTACCAGCGCCCGTTCTGCCAGCACTCCAGATAGTCCAACACGCCGCGCCCATCGAGCACCGGCGTCGGATCGCCAAAGGTGAACGCCTCGCTGCGTGCGGGCACTGCTGGCGCTGCAGGCGCTGCAGGCGCGGTGGCGGGCAGCTGGTCGGTCAACATCAAGAGATCTCCATGAAGCCGGAGTTGCGCGCGGTGCGTCCTTCCAGCGGTTCGTTCTGCAGCGCGTGGAACAGTGCCCACGCCAGGTCCGCATGGCCGGTCTCTTCCGAGCGGCCAGCGGTGAAGGTGGACTGGCGGCCGCTGGCCGTCATGGTCTTGCGGATAGCCATCAACGACTGCGCCACGTCGGTCCAGCCGGCGTCGAACTCTAGCCGCCCGTTGTGGATCACATCGAACGCCTTGAGCACCAGGCGGGTCTTGACCTCGGGCGAGTAGCTGAAGGTGACCAGATTCGGGAAGAACTGCTTCACCAGCTGCGCCACGCCACTGCCCATGCCTGTGGTGTCGATGCCGATGTAGGTCACCCAGTAGCGGCGCGTGATGCGCTCGATCTCGGCCGCCTGCTTGGCGAAGTCCATGCCCCGGAACTGGATCCGCTCCAGCAGCCGGAACTTGCCGCCGGGTTGCTGCGGTGGTGCCAGCACGACCAGACCGGCGGTGTCGCCCGTCTCGGCCGGGTCGTAGCCGATCCACACCGCGCGATCGCCGTAGGGGCGCGCGGCGAACGGCTTGTAGTCCTGGCCCCACTCGACCCAGCTGTCGACCATGCACGGCTGCAGCATCGCCAGCGGGAAGATGCTGGCGCCGTCGTCGACGAACTCGCACATCAACAAGTTGGCGAACGCGTCCGGGCTGTATTCCTCGCGCAGCTCGTCGATGTCGAACAGGTCGCAGCCACGGCGCTGGGCGTCGAGGATGTTGACGATCTGCCGCCAGGCGCGGTCCTGGCAGCGGCGCCCGCCGGCCAGTGCATCGTGCGAGACATCGACCTGGATCCGCTGCGCGGCCGGCTTGCCCTTGTTGCGGCGCTCGCCGGTCCAGAACGTGTAGGCCTCGTGCGCCATGCTCGATGGCGTACTGAAGTAGGTCTTGCGCCACTTCTTGTGCATCGCCATGCCGCTGGCGACCTTGTTCAATTCGTTGAACCCGTAGGTCCAGAAGAACTCATCGAAATAGAAATTGCCGTGGTAGCCCTGCGCGGTGCGCGCATTGGTGCCCAGGAAGAACAGCTCGGCGCCGTTAGGGAACACGATGCTATCGCCGCCGGAGAGCGTCTCGTCGATCGTCTCGCGCACGAACTGCTGCATGTAGCCGCGAAACAGATGCGCCTGCGCCTTGGAGGCGCTCAGGAAAATCTGATTGCGCCCGGTGGTGAGTGCATCGATCAGCGCCTCACGGGCGAAGTAAAACGTTGCACCGACCTGGCGCGACTTGAGGATGATGCGGGTGCGCTCATTGCTGGCCCGGTACCAGTCGCGCTGGTAATCGAAGCAGCCGTCGATGAACGCCGTGGTCAGCTGCTCGACCTGTTCCTCAGTGAAGTCGTTGCGCTTGGGCTTCTTCTTCGGCGCGGCATTGCGATTCGCCACAGCCGGATTCAGATCGGCCTCGTTGCCGCCGCCTTGGTAGCGCTGGATGCGCGCCTGGCGCTCCAACTGCCGATGCAGCAGATCGATTTCTTTGAAGTCGCCGCCGGACTTTTCCGGCTTCATGATCAGCACGACCAGGCGCGCTTCCAGTGCACCACCGATGCGCTCAACATTGTCTGCGCGATCCCACTCGTCACGCGACTTCCAGCTGTGTACAGTCTTCTCGTTCTCGCCGATGGCCTGCGCAATTTCGGTCACGCGCCATCCCATCCAGTACAGGAACTTGGCCTGTCTGCGGGTATCCATCGGGAGCTGGGTGGCAACGCTTTGCATGCCGACCAGGGTGCAGCCCACCTCTTAATCCCGACAGTTCAATGACGCGTAATCGCCTGGTTTACACGGTGATTGCGTTGCTGCGTTGTGCGTCGCGTTTGACCATGGGTCATCGCAAACGCATCCAGCGCAGAGGACACCCATGTCGGCCAAGGCCAAGAAGTTCCGTTCCAACTGGTTCCGCGTGGCCGTCGAAGGCGCCACCACCGATGGCCGCACGATTCAGCGCAGCTGGATCGACGACATGGCCGCCACCTACAACCGCGAGACCTACGGTGCGCGCATCTGGATCGAGCACATGCGCAGCCTGCTGCCGGACTCGCCGTTCCGCGCGTATGGCGATGTCACCGCCGTCAAAGCCGAAGAGGTCGAGATCGACGGAACCAAGCGCCTGGCGCTGTTTGCACAGATCGAGCCGACCGCCGACCTGATAACCATCAATAAGTCCAAGCAGAAGCTCTACACCAGCATCGAGGTGCAGGAGAAGTTCGCCAATACCGGCAAGGCGTATCTGGTCGGCCTGGCCGTGACCGATTCACCGGCCAGCCTGGGCACCTCCATGCTCAGCTTCGCTAGCCAAAACCCCGACGCCAATCCGCTGGCCGATCGTAAGCAGTCACCGGGCAACCTGTTCACCGTCGCCGAAGAAACCGCGCTGGAATTTAGCGAAGTCAGCGAAGGTCCGGTCGCCAACCTGCTGAGCCGGATCCGCACCGCGCTCAAGAGCGAGGACGCCACCAGCATCACCGCCGAGCAGTTCGCAGAGCTTGGCGAAGGCGTCGAAGAGATCGCCGAGCACGTGCGCGGCCAGGACGAACGCTTCAACCGCCTGCAGGCCGAACACGCCGAGCAGAAGACCAAGCACGAACAGCTGGCAAACGACCTGGCACAGCTGCGCGAGTCGCTCTCGCAGCAGCCCGACCCCGCACAGCCCGCACGCCCGGTGGTCACCGGCGGCGGCGTGGCCGTGCTGACCGACTGCTGATCCCACACCACACACACACGCCGCCAGCGCCCCACCTTCGGAGCCACCATGCAAAACGCCACCCGCCTGCAGTTCAATCAGTTCGCCGAGCAGATCGCCAAGCTCAATGGCATCACTTCCGCGTTCCATTCCTTCGCCGTCGATCCGACCGTGCAGCAGAAGCTGGAAACGCGCATGCAGGAATCCAGCGAGTTCCTGTCCAAGATCAACATCATCCCGGTGGACGAATTGTCCGGCCAAAAGGTGGGCATCGGCGTCACTGGCAGCATTGCCAGCCGCACCGACACCGGCGCCGGCAAGACCCGCACCCCGCGCAACGTCGCCGCGCTCGACAAGAACGAATACGTCGCCAAGAAGACCGACTTCGATACCGCGATTCCGTATGCGCTGCTCGATGCGTGGGCCAAATTCCCGGACTTCCAGGCGCGCCTGCGCGATGCGATCGTCAAGCGTCAGGCACTGGACCGTCTGCAGATTGGCTTCAACGGCACGCACGCCGCCGCCGACACCGACCGCGCCGCGTTCCCGTTGCTGGAAGACGTCAACATCGGTTGGATGCAGCAGTACCGCACCAACGCTGCCCAGCGCGTGCTGGCCAGCGGCAAGACGGCAGGCAAGATGGTCATCGGCGCCGGCGATGGTGCGGACTACCGCAACCTCGACGCACTGGTGTTCGATGTGGTGAGCAACCTGCTGGATCCGTGGCACCGCAAGGATCCGAGCCTGGTCGTGGTGCTCGGCCGCGACCTGATGCACGACAAGTATTTCCCGATGGTCAATAAGGACCAGGCGGCCAGCGAGAAGATCGCCACCGACCTGATTCTGAGCCAGCGCCGCGTCGGCGGCCTGCAGGTGGCCGAGGTGCCGTACCTGCCGGACGGCGCGCTGATGGTCACCTCGCTGGCGAACCTGTCGATCTACTACCAGACCGGCGGCCGTCGTCGTTACATCCAGGAAGTGCCCGCCCGCGATCGCATCGAGAACTACGAGTCCTCCAACGATGCCTACGTGGTCGAAGACTACGGCCTGGGCTGCGTGGTCGAGCACATCGAGATCGAGGCCTAAGCCATGGCTGACAGTCCCGCCAAGCGCCACCACAGCCGCGTGCTCGCCGAGCTGGAAGCCGCCCAGCGCGCACCGCACCAGCTGATGGCCGGTGCAACGGCCTACGAGCAGCACATGGCGCAGCTGCAGAGCGATCGCCTGCGGCTGAAGCAGATCCAGTCCACCCAAGGCAAGGCTGCGCTCAAGGTGCAGCTGCTGCCGACCTACGTGCCGTATCTGGCCGGCGTGCTGGCCGGCGGCCAGGGCGCGCAGGACGAGATCGTCATGACCTGCATGGTGTGGCGCATTGATGCCGGCGACTATGCCGGCGCGCTGGAGCTGGGCGCCTATGTGCTCAAGCACAACCTGCAGATGCCCGACCGCTTCTCCCGCACGGTCGGCTGCGTGTTGGCCGAAGAGATTGCCGAGGCGGCGCTGTCTGCACAGAAGACCGGCCAACCGTTCGACGCGGCCGTCTTGGCCGACACAGCCACGCTGACCGCCGAGCAGGACATGCCCGACGAGGTGCGCGCCAAGCTGCACCTGGCACTGGCACGCGCATCGCTGGCGGGCATCACCGATGAGACGCCTGCCGACCAGGCGCAGCCCATCGCCGCTGCCGCTGTGGCCGACCTGCAGCGCGCCATCGCACTGCACGGCAGCTGCGGCGGCAAGAAGGATCTGGAGCGCGCCGAGCGCCTCTTGAAGAAGTTCAGCGTTGAGCCTGCAGGCACCAACGCATAACCGAGCGTCCCCGCAACCCTCGCCGGCTCGGGGCCGATCCACAGCACACCATCGCTGCGGTGACGCCCCGACCACCGGCGATCTCTTCCGAGCCATCCATGAGCGGATTCACTGCCACCGGCACCACCAGCGCCACGCCTGATGCGATCGCCAATGCAACGTTTTGGCCCGCGATCGCACCGGCGACTGTGCGGGCGAGCATGCGCCTGGATGGCACCGTGACCGATGCGCGTCTGCGCCACGCCATCGTCGCCGCAATGCTCGCGGTCAACGATGCGCTGCAGACGTGGGCAGACGCGCAACAGGCCGCCGGCTACGCGGTATTGGCCGACGTGCCCAGCACGACCGTCGATGGAATCTCGCGCCGCGTACAGCTTTACCTACGCGCCGTTGCGTGTGCCACCGCCGTTGAGGTGACAGAGCGTTACCGCAGCTTCGATGCCACCGACAGCGCAAATCAGCGCGCCGATGACCTGTCACCGAGCATCACCGAGCTACGCCGCGACCAGCGCTGGGCCGTGCGCGATCTGCAGAACCTACCGCGCAGCACGGTGGAGCTCATCTGATGCGCGTGCACGCCATGCAAGGCGACACCGTCGACCTGCTGTGCTGGCGCCACCTGGGCAGCACGGCCGGCCTGGTCGAGCGCACCTATCTCCTCAATCCCGGCCTGGCCGAACTGGGCGCCGTGCTCCCGCACGGCACGCCGGTGGAGTTGCCCGAGGTAACCACCACCACAGCGGCGATGACGCCGCTTGTGCAGCTATGGGACTGATCCGATGACCGAACCCACCTCCGTATCGAGCGGCTTTTTGATCGCCACCGGTGTGGGCCTTGCCTCCGTGCTGCCTGGCATCGACGGCGATGCGCTGATCGGCGCCTTCGCCGGCGGCGCGCTGTTCGTGGTGTCCGCCGCCAAGCAACCGCTGTTGGCGCGGCTGATCTATTTCCCGGTGAGCGTGATCGCCGGCTACCAGCTGGCGCCGGAAATCCTGCGCTGGTTGCCGATCAAGTCCAGTGGCGTGGCCGCCTTCGCCAGCGCGGCGTGCGCGATCACCGTCACGCTGGGCCTGATCGAAAAGAGCAAGTCCTTCGACTTTTCCTTCCTACGTCGTGGAGGTCCGCCCAGTGCATAGCCTGGTCACCGTCCTGACGTTGATGGCCTCGCTCGCCATCTGCGTCCGCCTGCTTACCTACCACCGGCCCGTCGATGCGCGCCATCGACGCGGCGCGGGCTGGTGCGCGTGGTTGCTGATCGCCAGCACCGGCGGCCAGGCGCTGCACATCCTGCTGGCCGGCGCCGGCTCGCAAGTCAGTCTCTGGCACCTGGGCACGTTGATCGTGCTGGCGGTGCTCACCTACCGCGCCCAGGGCAATGTGGCGCGCATCCTGAAGGTCGATTGATGTTCACCGATACCCAGCTCGCCTCGATCATGCAGTGTTCGCCGCAACGCGCTCAGCGCTGGCACGGCCCACTGCTCGCCGCCGCCAACCGCTTTGGCATCACCACCAAGCGCCGCGCTGCGCACTGGCTCGGTCAGGTCGGCCACGAAAGCCTGAGCCTGTCGCGCATGGAAGAAGGGCTGACCTACACCACCAGCGCTCGGCTGTTGGAAGTGTTCGGCACGCGCATCACACCGGCCCAGGCGCCCAAGTTCCTGCGCAATCCGGTCGGCCTGGCCAACTTCGTCTACGCCGACCGCCTGGGCAACGGCAACACCGCCAGCGGCGACGGTCACCGCTACCGGGGCCGTGGCCCGATGCAGCACACGTTCCGTGGCAACTACCGCCGCATCGGTGAGCTGATTGGCCTGCCGGTGGAAGAACAGCCGGATCTGCTGCTGCAGGTTGAGCCAAGCGCACTGGGAGCGGCGGCGTACTGGCACGACAACGGCCTCAACGTGCTGGCCGATACGGGCGACGTGCTTGGCCTGGGCCGCAAGATCAACTTGGGCAACGTGCGTGCCAAGCGCTTGCCCGAAGGCCACAGCGATCGCGTCACGCGCACGCAGCGCGCCCTGCAGATCCTGGGCGTGAGCTGATGGTCACGCGCCTGATCATCCTGCTGGCGCTGATTGCAGCGCTCGTCGGTAGCTGCGTGTGGCAGGAGCAGCGCGTCAGCGCCGCGCAGAAAGACCGCGATGCGGCGCTGCAGGCCAAGCGCCTGGCCGAAGCTCAACGCGACAGCGCCAAAGGCTCCACCACCGTCGTGACGCAGTACGTCGACCGCGTGCAGATCGTGCGCGAAGCCGGCGCCACTATCACCCGTGAGATCCCGATCTATGTCACCCAGAAAGCCGATGCTGCTTGCGCTATCCCTGCTGGTTTTGTGCGGCTGCATGACGCCGCCGCCACGGGCAACCCTGCCGGGCCGCCCACCGGAGATCCTGATGCGCCGACCGCCGGCATTACGCTCTCTGCCATCGCTGGCACCGTCGCAGACAACTACACCAGCTGCCATGCAACCGCCGCGCAGCTGAGCGCGCTGCAGGACTGGATCGACCTGCAGGTACCGGAGCCGGCGCCATGATCAAGCCCGCCAGCCTGCGCGCGCATCTGGTCGCGGCCTTGCCGGATCTGGCACGCGATGCCGACCGGCTGCTGGTGTTTATCGACGCCGGTAGCCTGGTCAGCACTTTCCAGCCGGGACTGTCGTTCGAGTACCAGTACACGCTCAATCTGATCTTGACCGACTACGCCGGCCACCCGGACAGCGTGATGCTGCCGCTGCTGGAATGGGTGCAGGTCAATCAGTCCGAGCTGCTGTCCAATCCCGCGCGCCGTGGCGACATCGCCTTCGAGGCTGACATCCTCGCCAACGATGCCGTGGATCTGTCGATCAAGTTGCCGCTGACCGAGCGCGTTGTCGTGACTGCGAAGGATGGCGTCGGCTACGACATCACGCATGCGCCCGAGCCAGTGATCGATACGACATGGATGAGCTGACCGCACTGGAGAACTGGGCCGCACCGCTGCTTGCGCGCCTGCAGCCCGGTGAACGCCGCACGCTGGCACGCAAGATCGGAACGGAACTGCGGCGCTCGCAGAGCCAACGTATCGGCAAGCAGCAAGCGCCTGATGGCACGCCATACGCACCGCGCAAGCAGCAGCTGCGACAGAAATCCGGGCGCGTCAAACGCGCGAAGATGTTTGCCAAGCTGCGGCAAGCCAAGTTCTTCAAGGTCAGCGCAACTCCCAACGCTGTGAGCGTAGGATTCGTGGGGCGCGTGTCCCGCATTGCCCGTGTGCATCAAGAGGGGCTAACGGAACGTATCCGGGCGGGCGGACCCAAAGCGCGCTATGCCAAACGTGGATTGATTGGAATAAGCAAGCACGACAGTAAAGAAATTGGAAATCTAATAATTTCAGCTCTTGGTGATTATCGTCTATGATCGGGGTGCATACTTCACCACTCACGCAAAGGAATAGAAATGAGTCTCGAATTCAAGACGGCGATGATCTACGGGGATCTAAGTTCAGATAGCGCCTCCGAGCAATATCCGGAAGTCACGGCTTGCACAGATTGTATCGAAAAAGATAGCAAGCGCGCCGAGGATCAAGAAATCGTTCAAATCACTGGCGATTACGACTCTTCGTATGGTGAGGAATGCCATTTTTGCGATACACCCGCCGAGCCAGATTAATTCATTTTCAATAACTTAATGAAATTGAATTAAAATGCCAAGCAAAGAAGAGACCCCGCAACCTAAACAAGGCGCGCATAATGCGGTGCCTTGGTATAGACAAAAAATAACTTTCTTGTCATTGCTTGCCCCGGTTTTTATTTTCCTCGGCTGGATCCTCCTAAGTGGACCAACTGCGCTTCAGAACTCGCGAATACTTCCAGATGAAGTAAATAAAACATGGCATGCTTTCAGTAGCTGGCTTCACGAGGATGAGGAATGGACTGGAACATGGTCTGCCACACCTGAAGGGTATGTTGATTTTGAAGAAATGCTCCTGTCTGATACTGACCTTATAATTACACTATCTTCATCAGAAGGAAATTTAAGTGGCACTGTAGCTAGTAAATCCATTTGCCGAGCCATGCCTTTATTTAATTTTAATTTATTAGAAGGGAGTGTTTCTGCGCTTGGCAGCAGAGCGGAAATTAAAGTATTCGATCATATTGGCGGGAAAAGATTGGATCTTGGCTCTATACAATTGCGGCGTAACGGCCCCGTTATGGATGTGATTGCCGGGGCTATATTTTTGCAGGTTCTTCCCGTTCCAGTTCGGATAGCTCGACATCCAAACGGATCCGAATCCAGCCAACCTGAACCTATGAGTGACTACTGCGCAAAAGAACGAGAAGCTTTGTTTGAGAAATTACGGAATGAGTCTGGCGACGAAAAAATCCAGTAAGCGACCATTTTATCTTTCGAATTTATGAAGGGAAAAAGGATACAACGATTTCCGACGCACCAATTCACCTTGTAAAACCAGCTAAGACTAGCTGAGTCACTGGAAGCGGCATGCGGTCACATTGATGCTTGATGCATGTTCCTTGCAGCAAGCGGCCATGGCTTCTTTTACGGCAGTTGACCTATCTAAGCTCCAAGCGCCAGATTTGATCGAGGCTCTGGACTTCGAAACGATATTCGCCGAAGCGCTGGCTCAATTCCGCCGACTGATGCCGGAGTTCTCTGCACTCACCGAAGCGGAACCGGTCTACAAGCTCGTGCAACTGTTCGCGGCCCGCGAGCTGCTGATTCGCCAGCGCGCCAACGACAAGGCGCAGCAGACGATGCTGGCCTTCGCCACTGGCACCAACCTTGATCACCTCGGCGCGCTGTTCGGTGTGGCGCGCCTGGTGCTCGCTCCGGGGCAACCTGAGACCGGCATTGCACCGACCCATGAGTCGGACGTGGACTTCCGCCGCCGCATCCAGCTGGCGCCCGAGGGCTTCAGCGTTGCCGGCCCCGAGGGCGCGTACATCTATCACGCGCTCAGCGCGGCGGCCGACGTCATGGATGCCAGCGCTACCAGCCCCGCGCCTGGGCAAGTGCTGGTCACCGTGCAATCGCGCACCGGCGACGGCACCGCACCGCAGGAACTGCTCGACGAAGTGGCCGCTGTCCTCACCGATGCCGACGTGCGCCCGTTGACCGACGAGGTAGCTGTCCAGAGCGCACAGATCGTCCCATACGCCATTCGTGGGCGCGTCTACACCTACGCCGGGCCCGACTCGGCGGTGGTCATGCGCGAGGCGCTGCGCAGCCTGCAGGCCTATCTTGCCGAGGCGCACCGCATCGGCCGCGACGTCCCCGAGTCGGCCATCAAGGCCAAGCTGTTCGCTGATGGCGTGCAGCGTGTTGAGTTGGACTCGCCTGCAGCCGACATCCGCATTAGCCGCACGCAGGCTGCGTACTGCACTGCGATCGACATCGTGCACGCCGGCATCGATGAGTAATTCTCCGCTGCCGCCCAATGCCACGCCGATGGAACGCGCCCTGGCGGCCGTCACCGAGCGCCTGGAAGCGATCCCGCTGCCGTATCCAGATCTGTGGAATCCGGACACGTGCCCAGCCGGCCATCTGCCGTGGCTGGCGTGGACGCTCTCGGTTGACGACTGGAAGGCCGACTGGAGCGATGCGGTCAAGCGTTCGCGCTTGCGTAGCGCTATGGCAATCCAACGCCGCAAGGGCACCGCCAATAGCGTGCGCATGGTGGTGGCCTCGTTCGGGGGTGCGGTGACCATCCGCGAGTGGTGGCAGCAGCAGCCACGCGGCCAGCCGCACACCTTTGAGCTGACCCTTACGCTCAATGGATCTGATGGCAGAGCCGCAAGCGCTCGATTTGTCGATGAGGTCATCGCCGAGGTTGAGCGCACCAAGCCGGTCCGCTCGCACTTCGGCTTCGTGCAGGGGCTACAAGCCACCGGCAATGTCTCGCTGGTTACCGGTGTTCGCATCATCAACTACCGCCGTCTGTCGATGATGGCGCAGGGATAAGCTATGGCATTACAACTCATCCTCACCACCGCCGGTCGCGCGGCGCTGATCAACGCCGAGAAGAACGGCACCAACGCCGTCAAGGTGACCAGCATCGGTTTTACGGCGGCGGCATTCGCTGCAACGGAAGACCTGAAGACAGTCCCAGGCCAGCACCTGACGCTCTCCAGCATCTCGGGCGGCACCACGTCGTCCACCACCATCCACGTCACTGTCAGCGACACGAGCCGGGCAACCTATGAGGTTCGCGGCTTTGGGCTGTACTTGGAAAACGGCACGCTGCTGGGCAGCTATTCCCAGCCCGAGCTGATCATGGAGAAGGCCGCCGCCTCGGATCTGCTGATGTCCGCCGACATCCTGTTTTCTGGGGTCACGGTGTCTTCGGTGACGTTTGGCAATGCCAACTTCACCAATCCGGCTGCCACCACCGAGAAGGAAGGCATTGTCGAACTCGCCACACGTGTTGAGGCCATCGCAGGCACGGATGCACAACGTGCCGTCACACCGGACGCACTGAAAGCCGCGATCGACAGCCGCAGCGGCTGTGCGCGCTTTGAGGCATCCGGCACCTTTGCGGTCCCGGCAGGGGTGACGGCGATCTACGTGAGCGCATGTGCCGGCGGAGGTGGTGGCGGTGGCGGTGGAACCCGCGCCGAGAAGTCCAATGGGTCGGGGGTCTACACCGCAACTGGCGGGGGCGGCGGAGGCGCTGGGCAGTCGATTCAGCGCGTGCGCTTTGCGGTCACACCTGGCGTCAGCCATCCGATCGTCATCGGTGCCGGTGGATCAGCTGGCGCAGGCTCACGGACGGATGGCGCATCTGGAGCCGCCGGTAGTGCCGGGGGGGCGACGGTCATCGGCAATCTCATCACCCTGGCTGGAGGTCAGGGCGGCGGCGGCGGGCTGACGGGCGCTAATCAGGTTGGCGGCGCGGCCGGCGGAGATGGCTATCCGGCCGGCGGTGACTCGGCATCTATTGCTGCGGTTTCGCCCTACGGCCCTGCCGGCACCGGAGGCTCGTGCGCGTTTGGCGGTGGCGGGCCCGGCGGTCGCAGTGCGGGCGACACCACATCGGCTAGCCGCAAGGGCTATGGGTTTGGCGCTGGCGGCGGTGGTGGCGGCGGTGTGTCCAACGGTGCTGGAGTAAGCACGTTCGGCAAGGATGGGGCCGTCGGGTGCCCTGGCTTCGTTTTCATTGAGTGGTGCTGAGATGACGATTGGTCGTTATGCAATGATCCAGACCGGCAACGACGTGGTGGTCAACGTCATCGTTTCCGATAGCAGCTTCACCATTGACGGCTTCGAGTTTCGCGCAGTCCAAGACAAAACCGTTTGCGAGCCGGGCATGTACTTCAATCGCCGCGACGGGCTGTATTACTTCGACGCGCAGTTCACCCAGCGCGAAGTCATTACACCTGAGCCGCCTACCAATTTGTAGCACCGCTGCGCTGCGTAGATCACGCAGCTACAGCACAACTGCGGTGTCATCCTGCACGCGCGCGACGACCATGACTGCATGGGCAACGCATCCTCCGCACTGAGTAACGCCATTCGCCTCGGCACCGTCGCCGAGGTGAACCTGGTCAACGCACGTTGTCGCGTGCAGGTCGGCGAGATGCTGACCGACTACCTGCCTTGGGTGGTCACGCTGGCCGGCACCACCATCATCTGGTCAGCGCCTGCAATCGGCGAGCAAGTCGTGGTGCTATCGCCTGCAGGCGACCTGGCCGATGGTCTGGTGCTACGCGGCCTGTACTCCGACCAATTCGCCGCGCCTGCCGCGTCAGACACGCTCCACGTGCTGCGCTTTGCCGATGGCGCGCAGATTCATTACGACACCGAGGCGCATGCGCTGCAGGCCACGCTACCAAGCGGCGGCACCGCGTCCATTACTGCCGATGGCGGCATCACGCTCAACGGCCCGCTGACGGTCAACGGCGCCACCCAGATCAATGGCGAGGTCGGCATTACCGGCACCGCGACCGTCGACACCGACGTGGTGGGCGGCGGGATCAGCCTCAAGCATCACAAGACCACCGGCGTGACCGCCGGTACCGCGCTCAGCGGGGGCCCGCAGTGATCGGTGTCGACGCCACCACCGGGCGCGTGATCGAGGGCGAGCAGCACCTGGCCCAGTCGATCGCCTGCATCCTCACCACGCCGGTCGGAGCGCGCGTGCACCGCCGCGACTTCGGCTCGCTGCTCCCCGAGCTGATTGACCAGCCGTTCAACGGCGCCACCCGCACGCTGCTCTACGGCGCCACCGCTACCGCGCTGATGCGCTGGGAGCCGCGCCTGCGGCTGACGCGCGTCGGCCTGGTCGTCGGTGATGCACCCGGCAGCTTCGTACTGACCATCGAAGGCCAGCGCACTGACGTTGCGCCCGCCAATGCGCGCTCGCGCCTGACCATCCCGCTCCGCTTCCGCTCGTCCTGATCGAGGAACCTATGTCCACTGCCTACCACCACGGCGTTCGCGTCATCGAAGTCAGCGCAGGTGCGCGCGTCATCCGCACCGTCTCCACTGCCATTGTCGGCCTGGTCGCTACGGCGTCCGATGCGGATGAAAAGGTCTTCCCGCTCAACAAGGCTGTGATGCTCACCGACGTGCTGGGTGCCATCGCCAGTGCCGGCACCAAAGGCACCTTGCGCGACACCCTGCAGGGCATCGCCGATCAGACCAATCCCGTGACCGTGGTCGTGCGTGTGGCCGAAGACGAAGACGCGGACAAGACCTCGTCCAACGTCATCGGCGAGGCCAAGTCCAGCGGTTACACCGGCCTATATGCCTTGCTCGCCGCGCAGGCACAGCTGGGCGTGCGGCCGCGCATCTTGGGCGCCCCTGGCCTGGACACGCTGCCGGTGGCCAAGGCGCTTGCGACCATCGCCAAGAAGCTGCGCGCCATGGCCTATGTGCGACCGGTCGCCGAGACCGTCGCGGAGGCAGTCACCTACCGCGGCCAGTTCAGCGACCGCGAGCTGATGCTGATCTGGCCGGACTTCTTGGCCTTCGATACCACCACCAGCACCACGACCGCCGCGTACGCCACCGCGCGTGCGCTCGGTCTGCGCGCCAAGATCGACACCGAACAGGGCTGGCACAAGAGTCTGTCCAACGTGCCCGTGGCCGGCGTCACCGGCATCTCCAAGGATGTGCATTGGGATCTGCAGGATCCGGCCACCGATGCCGGCGTGCTCAACGAGGGCGACATCACCACGCTGATCACCTTCAACGGCCAGCGCTTCTGGGGCTCGCGCACGTGCGCCGAAGACAACATGTTCGCCTTCGAGACGGCCACGCGCACCGCGCAGGTCCTGGCCGACACCATCGCCGAGGGCGTGGCGTTCTACGTCGACAAGCCGATGCATCCCTCGCTGGTCAAAGACATCGTCGAAGACATCAACGCCAAGTTCCGCGACCTGAAGGCATCCGGCTATCTGATCGACGCCACCGCCTGGTTCGACGGCACGGTCAATAGCGCCACCACGCTTGCCGATGGCGCGCTGCGCATTGACTACGACTACACGCCGGTGCCGCCGCTGGAGAACCTGCAGCTGTACCAGAAGATCACCACCAGCTACCTGGCCGACTTCGCCGAACGCGTCAACGCGTAACGCACCCGCCTTTGATTCCCGGAGAAACGCATGGCTTTGCCCAAGAAACTCAAAGCGCTCAACCTGTTCAATAACGGTGAGAGCTATCTCGGCCAGGTGGTCGAAGTGAAGCTGCCCACGCTGTCCCGCAAGATGGAGGAATATCGCGGCGGCGGCATGAATGGCCCGGTCGATATCGACTTCGGCCAGGAGAAGATCGAGCTCGAATGGAAGTGCGGCGGCATGATGCGCAGCGTGCTGAATCAGTACGGCGCCACCACGCACAATGCCGTGCAGCTGCGCTTTGCCGGCTCCTACCAGCGCGACGACAGCGGCGCGGTGGATGCCGTCGAATTTGTGGTCCGCGGCCGTCACAAAGAGATTGATCCCGGTACTGGTAAGTCCGGCGACGACACTGAGTTCTCCGTCAAGACCTCCGCCAGCTATTACAAGCTGATGATCAATGGCTCCACCGTGATCGAGATCGATCTGATGAACATGATCGAGATCGTCAACGGCGTGGACCTGCTCGCCCCGCATCGCCGTGCCATCGGCGCCTGACCCTTCCGGCCTGGCGCCGCCAGGCCTCAGACCTGAGACCTACCGATGACCCCGACCTTTTCCCCAGCTATTCCCCTCGACCAGCCCATCACGCGCGGCGAGCAGACCATCACCGACCTCAAGGTGCGCAAGCCCGGTGCCGGCGAACTGCGCGGCCTTAAGCTGACCGACGTGCTGCAGCTGGATGTCACCGCCCTGGCAACACTGCTGCCGCGCATTTCCTCGCCCACGCTGACCACCGCCGACGTCAATGCAATGGATCCGGCCGACCTGCTGGCGGTCGGCCAGGAGGTGCAGGTTTTTTTCTTGCCCAAGGCACAGAGGGAAGCGGACTTCCCGACTGCGTAGAGGATGCGATGGCCGACATCGCGGCCATCTTCCATTGGCCGCCGTCTGAAATGGACGGCTGGTCGCTGCACGAACTCACGGCGTGGCGCGAGCGTGCCCGCCTGCGAAGCGGAGCCGAATGATGCCCCACCCGAATCCCGAGGCCGCCTAAATGGCGGCCTCTGACAATCTGCGCCTGCAGGTCATCCTGGCCGCAGTCGATCGCGCCACCGGTCCGTTCCGCCGCGTGCTCAATGGCAGCCGTGGCGTTGCCACGGCGCTACGCAACCAGCGTGATGCGCTGCGCCAGCTCAACAGCCAACACCGCGACATCGGCGCCTACCGCGAGCAGGTGGCTATGGCGCAGCGCGCCAAGGCCGCGCTCGATGCGCAGAGGCAGTCGGTGCGCACGCTTGCCCAACAGATGAAGGCGGCCGGCACGCCCACAGCAGCAATGAATGCCGAGTTCGAGCGCGCCGTGCGCACTGCCCGGGAGCTCAAGGCCGCCCATGGTGCACAGGAAGCCGGCCTGCAGCGGCTGCGCGGCCGGCTGGAGACGGCCGGGATCAGCACCCGCGAGCTCGTCACCCACGAGCGCCGGCTGCGCAGCGAGATCGAGAGCACCAACACCGCCCTGCGCGCCCAGCAGCAACGCCTGGTGGCGATCGACGCCGCACAGCGCCGCAGCGCCCGCATCCAGGGCGCCGGCCTGCAAGCGAGCGCCTACGGCGCGGGTATGGCGTTCGCCGGCCAGCGCGCCTTGCGCGCCTCCGCACTGCCGATCAGCGATGCGATGGAATTCGAGTCCGCCATGGCGGACGTGCGCAAGGTCGTGGACTTCAGCACACCGCAGCAGTTCGCCCAGATGGGCCGCGATGTGGAGAACCTGTCCATGCGCCTACCGATGCTGCCGGCCGATATCGCCAAGATCGTGGCGGCCGCCGGCCAAGCGTCCATCCCGCGCCAGGAGCTGGTCCGCTTCGCTGAGGATGCGGCGAAGATGGGCGTGGCATTCGACAGCAGCGCAGAGGAAGCCGGCCAGACGATGGCGACCTGGCGCACGGCGTTTCGCATGGGCCAGGCCGAGGTGGTCGTGCTGGCCGACAAGATCAACTACCTCGGCAACACCGGCCCGGCGAGCGTCAACAAGATCAGCGCGGTGGTGAACCGCATCGGTGCCCTGGGCGAAGTCGCCGGCCTGCAGAGCGGCCCGCTGGCGGCCCTGGGCGCCACCGTCGCCGGTATGGGTATCGAGTCGGAGGTTTCGGCCACCGGCATCAAGAACATGCTGCTCACCCTGGCCTCGGGCGAGTCGGCCACCAAGAGCCAGCGCGAGGCCTTCGACAAGCTGGGCATCAAGGCCACCACCATGGCCCAGGTGATGCAGAAGGACGCCGGCGGGGCAATCATGTCCGTGCTGCAGAAGCTGCGCGCACTGCCCAAAGCAGAGCAGGCAGCGACCATGACGCAGCTGTTCGGCCGCGAGTCGATCGGTGCGATCGCACCGCTGCTGACCAATCTGGAGCTCCTGCAGGGCAACTTCGCCAAGGTCGCCGACGCGCAGCGCTACGGCGGCTCGATGTCGGCCGAGTACGCATCGCGGGTGGCCACCTCGGCCAACTCGCTGCAGCTGCTGAAGAACACCGCCGTGGTGGTGTCCCAGTCGATCGGCCAGACCCTGCTGCCGCAGTTCAAGGAATTGACCGAGCGCACCGCAGCCGTGGTCGGCCAGGTCACAACGTGGATCCGCGCCAATCCAGCCCTGGTCGGCGCGATCGCAAAGGTGGCGATCGGCGCCGCTGCGCTGGTCACGATCCTGGGCGGGCTGTTGGTGGCCGGCGGCGTCGCCGCGATGGCGTTCTCGCAGATCCACGGCGCCGTGGCGCTGCTGTCGGGCGGCGGCGGGTTCGGCGTGCTGATTCGCCAGGCGCTGTCGTTCGGCGGCCGCGTGCTGCCCATGCTCGCCAACGGCGCGCGCCTGCTGCTGCCAGTGCTCGGCGGCGTCAGCTTGCCGGTGCTGGCGATCGGTGCAGCCGTTGCGGCGGTGGCGCTGCTGGTGTGGAAGTACTGGGGGCCGATCAAGGCCTTCGCCATCGGCGTGTGGCAAGGCATCGTCGATGTGGCCGCGCCGGTGCTGGCCGAGCTGCAGACCGCGCTCGCGCCGCTGGGCCCGGTGTGGGACACGGTGGCCGCCGCGATGGGCCAGGCCTGGGCGTGGGTGAAGCAGCTGCTGACACCGTTCGAGGCCACCACCGCGCAGTTGCACGGTGCAACCCAGGCCGGCCGCGGCTTCGGGCAGATCCTGGGCGCGGTGCTGGTCACCCAGCTGCAACTGGCGGTCAAGGCGATCGGTTGGCTCGTGCAGGCGTTCGTGTTCGTGCTGCCGGTCATCAAGCAGATCCTCGGCGGCGTGTGGCAAACCGTCCAGGGCACGTGGTCGCTGATCGTCGGCGTGTTCACCGGCAACGGCGATCGCATCCGCCAAGGGCTTCTACAGCTGTGGGCCGGTATCAACCTGCAGTTGGCCAACTGGCCGGCCCGGATGCTGCAGGCCGGCGCGGATATGATCAGCGGCCTTGTTCAAGGCATCCGCTCCAAGCTCGGCGCCGCCAGCAATGCGATCGCCAGCGTCGGCACCGGCGTGGTCGATCGCTTCAAGGGCGTGCTGGGCATCCACAGCCCCTCGCGCGTGTTCGCCCAGTTGGGCGACTTCACCATGCAAGGCCTCACCGTGGGCCTGCAGCGCGGCCAGGGCGCGCCTGTGCAGGCCGTCATGGCGCTTGGCAACCGGATGCGTGCGGTGGGCGCCGGCCTGGCCCTGGCGACGGCCACAGCGCCTGTGGCGGCGATCGACAGCCGGGCGCCGCTGTCGGCACCTACGCGGGCCGCCAGCGCGCCTGCAGGCAGCAACAGCTACGTCATCCATGTCCATGCCGCACCCGGAATGGATGCGAACGCACTGGCGCGCGAAGTCGCCCGCCAGATCGAAGAGCGCGAACGGCGCACGGCGGCCACTCGCCGCTCCAGCCTGCGCGACGACTGAGGATCCACCCCGATGATGATGTCCTACGGCACGTTTGTGTTTGCCCTCGATAGCGCCGCATATCTGCAGCTGCAGCGGCAGATGAGTTGGCGCCACGCCACGAGCGATCGCGTTGGTGCGCGAGCGGCCAGCCAGTTCCTGGGTCCAGGCGATGAGACCATCGAGCTGTCAGGTCTGATCGCGCCGGACCTGACCGGCTCGCGTGGATCGCTGACCACGCTGCGCAGACTCGCAGCAGCCGGCGAGCCGCTACCGCTGGTCGATGGCACGGGCTGGGTCTATGGGCCGTATGTGCTGCTGGCTGTCAACGAGACGGCCTCGCTGTTCTTCCCCGATGGCACGCCACGCCGGGTCGAGTTCCAACTGAGCCTGCGCCGCACCGACGACATTGCGCCCGAGGCGACCGCCCCATGAGCTACCCGATTCCGCAATGGCGCGTGGTGCTCGATGGCACCGACCTCACCGAGCGCATCGCACCGCGCCTGCTCGATCTCACCCTCACCGAATGCCGTGGCGGCGAAGCCGATCAGCTGGATCTGCGCATCCACGACCACGACGGCAAGATGGCGCTGCCCAAACGCGGCGTGCGCCTGGCCGTGGCGCTGGGCTGGAAAGCCACCGGCCTGGTCGACAAAGGCACCTTCATCGTGGACGAGGTGGAGTACAGCGGCGCGCCCGACATCATCACCGTGCGCGCGCGCAGTGCGGATCTCACCGCCGATATGCGCACGCGGCGCGAGCGCAGCTGGCACAACACCACGTTGGGTGCAGTGCTCAACACGCTCGCTGGCGAGCATGGGCTGACGCCACGCGTGGCCGAGGCGCTGGCGCGCACCAAGCTGCCCCATCTCGACCAGGCCATCGAGAGCGACATGAATCTGCTCACCCGCTTGGGGCAGCGCTTTGATGCGGTGGCAACGGTGAAGGGAGGTGCGTTGGTCTTTGCGCCGATCGGCGCCGGCACTACAGCGGCCGGCAAGCCGTTGCCTACCGTCACCCTGACGCGGCGCGATGGTGATCAGCATCGCTACTCAGTCGCCGACCGTGATGCTTACACCGGCGTGCGCGCGTACTGGGTGGACAAGGGCAAGGCGCGGCGGCAGTCGGTGCTGGTCGGCACAGACGACAACGCCAAGCGCCTGCGCGAGTCTTATGCAGATGAGGCAACGGCACGCCAGCATGCGCATGCTGAGTTCGAACGCGTGAAGCGTGGGACGGCAAAGTTCGACTACACGTTGGCGATTGGAAGGGCCGAGCTGTATCCGGAGCAGAGTGTTACGGTCGGCGGATTCAAGCCAGCGATAGATTCGCAAGGGTGGATTATCTCTCGGGCCACTCATTCCGTCAGTAGAGTCGGCTTCCAAAGCCACCTAGAGCTTGAGATATTCAGTGACTAGGCCGGTTGAAGTAAGAATTCCCCCTATAGTTGGCAGGCGGGAATTGTTGGTAAGCTGTTAAAAATATTTCCTATGGAGGGGTAACTTGAAAAAGACCGGGCATCGAGACCCTAAGGATGGCCTTAAACACACGGTTCGCTCCAAGGACCGTGAGCGCCGAAATATTAAAAGAAAGGATTGCAATTATATTTCTGGCAGATACGGCCAGCACATACCAACGAAGAACTATAAATTTAAACTAAAAGGGAAAGTGCGTGGAACTGAATTTGTGCGCCTTCCCGCCACAATGGATTTGTCGTCTGACGAAAATAGAAATGATGTTCTTTCCGCAATCGCACGCATAAAATCTGCGTCTCTATATGGCAACTATCGTAAGGTTGTGCTTGATCATACTTCAGTAACATCTATGTCTCCCGAAGTAGCGATGCTGATGCTTGCGGAAATTCAAAGATGTAGAATTTACTGCGAACCAAGGACGCAGCTCACCGGCACTTATCCCGCAAACCATGATGTCTCTCATCTTTTGACGGAAATAGGTTTCTATAAATCATTAGGAATAAAAGCTCCCAAGCTTCCAGCGACCTACGACTCGCGGACTTACATCAGAGTTGAGCGGCATAACAAGATCTTAGCAAAGGTAGCTGACGACCTACTCACATGCTTTGAAACTGAATTCACTTTTTCACCTCAAGATAAGCGCCGTCTCCAGATAGCGTTAGTAGAGTGTATGGACAATGTCTTTCAGCACGCATACGTTTTTAACGAATCATGTCCAGCTGAAGCACATTTGTTTCGTGAATGGTGGATGGTCGGCTATTCAGATAGCACAGACAAATCGATTTCATTCAGTTTCCTAGATCAAGGTAGAGGCATTGCTTCTACAATTCGGCGCAAGCTCGGCCGCAGTGTGATTGGCAAGTTGGGGGCCTGGCATGATGGTCACTTCATTTCACGCGCCGTGCGAAAACGCATCTCTAGAATCGACTCAAAACGCCGAGGTCACGGACTGAAAAAGCTCAAAGCATTCGTAGATAGGCTTGACTTTAACGGAACTCTTCGTGTACTGGCGAACAATGGCGATGTACAATGGACCACAGGACAGAAAAGTGTCGAACGTTCGATGCCCACGGAACTATCAGGAACTTTGGTGGTCTGGTCTCTAAAGCCACCCCAACTGTTGCCGACCACTACAATATCTCATGCTGACTCAGACCATGAAATCCACCATGTTTAACGTAGCCAAATCTTTTTCTCGCTTCCCAGGGGGGCGAAGGAAAGATCATGGCCAGTTTTCAGGAGAAGAATTTCGTAATAAAGTCACTATTCCCCTGCTTGATAGTTACGATCATGTTACTTTTGACCTTTCCGGCACAGTCGGCTATAGCTCAGGCTTCTTAGATGAGGCTTTTGGTGAGATTGGTAAAATTCTTGGAATAAGCGAGGCAAAGCGCAGGGTAACAATCTTGGCTCAAGATGATCCTGAGGCTGTTGAAACAGTCTGGCTTCGTATAAGCGAAGCATCAGCGGAATCCCGTTAATCTAATGGTTGCGACCCCTTGGTGGTTTACAGTTATATGTATTCTACTCACAGGCCTCATCACCGACAGGCTTTCTCGCATGAGAGAGGCATCTGCACGGAAGACCGCAGATGTGAAACGCTGGCGTGAAGATTTGACAGAGGAACTCCATGAATGGTGCGCAGCTGCGAGTGAGCACTATACATCCCAAGACTCCATTAATAACACAGAAAAATCTGCAGCATTGCTAGTAGCTGGGTATCGAAGAATTCGACGCAATGCCGGCAAGTTTCCAACCATAAATATAGCTGATGGGGCTAAATGCCGAAGGTTGATGACTGATTTGGATGAGCTTGTAACAGGCGATCCTGATTTCGAAAATCAAAGCCGCGCTCTACGACCAGCAAGAGATCCACTTTTAACTGAAATGCATAATCTTGCAGAGAAAATTGAGAATACATTTAATTTTCCGAGGAAAGAAAAATCCTGAATCACTTGTTTTCTTAAGTGTTCCACCTATTAGGTTCGCGAATTCTTATTTAACTTATTTGTTTTTAGGAGTTTTCCTACATAGATTTAGCAGTCAATGAGCCATGATTGCGCCGGGATGTCAGGCCATCTCGAACTGTCAGGATGACGGCTATTCGAACGCACGGAGCCACGCGCCGACACCTAAAGAAGCCACCGGTTAGAAGTCGGTGGTTTTTTCTTTGCGAGCTAGCAAGCTCTACAGTTCAGGCAGGTATAGCCGATAACGGCCAATTTCCCAAGACCATCTGTCCCACTAGCAGCTGCACTAGCTGCTCTTTTTTTTGGCTTTCTTTCCGCCCAGGTTGATGGTCAGTCCGGGCTGACTGATATCGCCGCTTAGCGCTTGCCCAACTTCGTTGGCATGCATCACGAACTTGTGCCGGCCTGATGCTTTCACCGCCGCACCTAGCGCCGCGCTGACGGCCAACTTGATCTCTGGCGATGCAACACGATAGGCCGACAGCACCTGTGCCTCATCCGCGCTGATGCCATTGCGCTCGCCGGTGAGCACATAGAGCACATCGATCCCCAGCGTAGTAGCCGCGAGCAGGTATGCACCACCGGGCAACTGTTCGCCCTCTTCTTTTTCAAAGTTGACCTGAGCACGCTTCGTCAACCCGCAGCGTTCCGCCAACTCGGTCTGTGTCAGACCAATGCGTTTGCGCTCTTGCTTCAACCTCAAACCAACCGACACAAAAATCTCCTTGAAAGGTGCACTTAAGTTCCCTATTCTTGCCGTACACCAACGTGAAGCACCGATATGCCTGCACGCCGCAAGACCACTGCCACACCTCCCACACGCACCACAGATGAAGCTCGAACCTGGCTTCGTGCCAATGGCATCACCATTGCTTCATTCGCTCGCAAACATGGCTTGAGCCGCGATGTTGTGGGCGATTTGCTACTTGGCAGAACAGTTGGGAATTTCGGAGACACACACCGCGCAGCAGTGCTGCTGGGCCTGAAACCGAACCCGGATTCTGCCACACAATCCCCGAAATCCTCGCGGAACTAGGCGGGCATGTCAGCCGTCCTTCCACGACGCAAAGCGGTCTTCATTTGTGAAGGCTGTGGGTCCTCACTGCACAAGCGCAGTAGCTATCTCACACACCGATTTCTTCGCAACGACGTGTACGTCTGCGACAACCCGGTGTGCGGTGCCAGCTACACCGGTCACACCGAACTGACGGGCCTGTGCAGCCCCAGTGGCATGCCACACGCGCACAGCGATTTGCCGCCGACACCAGGCTACCTCCGCGCGATGGCACTCAAAGCGTACCGCGAGGTTGCCAATGCCGCGCAGATGGATCTTCTAGACGCCGCAGCACCGTAGTTTTCAGCCTCAGGGGGCATCCATGATGGGCAAGATCGAGCTTGCGGACCTTACGTCCGCTCAACAGTTGTGCCTGCAATCCGCCGTTCGCTGCGGTGGTCTGACCAAAACCGGTGCCGAATACGCACCGCGTTACCACCACGAGCGCGAAGTTGGACGCACCTACGACACAGCCACCGTGGCGCAGTTGATGCTGCGCGGTCTGCTCATGAGCAGCCGCACACACTCCATGCATGCGCTGGCGACCGATGCGGCAATGGAACTGCTGGACTACGGCAGCGTTGCGCGGGAGATCAGCGCATGAGCCAGAGCAACGGATGGGCTACCGCCCAGGCGCCGCGCTTTGTTGACGCGCCTTCGCAAGCCAGCCAGCAGTACGTGGCACCGCACAAGAAGCGGGAACAGGCCGATGTGCTGCGCCTGCAGGTGGAAGCGCACCTGGCGAGCGGCGGTGCTTACGAGGTGATCACCACACCGCGCCCGATCGGCAAGAGCCTGGCTGCGCTGGCGCTGCGCTCCACTGTGCGCAAGGGCGGCTGATCCATGCAGGAGGATCTACGGCAACTGGTGCTGCAGCGACTTGAGCGCGACTATGGCCTCAAGCATCGCAGCGGTACCAGCTACATGCGCGGCGGCGTGTGCCCAGCCTGCAGCAAGAAGGAGCTCTACACCTTCGAGCCGAAGCCGTGGGTCATCAAATGCGGCCGCGAAGCCAAGTGCGGCCACGAATTGCACGTCAAGGATCTGTACGACGACCTGTTCGACGATTGGTCCAAGCGCTTTCCGATGACCCAGGCCTCGCCAACCGCATCGGCAGACGCCTATCTGGAATCCTCGCGCGGCTTCGCGCTGGCGCCGCTGCGTGGTCTGTACACGCAGGAAAGCTACTACGACATCAAGGTCAAGGAGGGCACCGCTACGGTGCGCTTCGCGCTCGACAAGGGCGGCTGGTGGGAACGCCTGATCGATCGGCCGCACAGGTTCGGCAAGCAGAAGGCGCGCTTCGCGCCAGGCAAGAGCTACGCGGGAGCATGGTGGTGCGCGCCGGCGGCTGCAGAATTGATGCGCACGGCGACCGAGGTGTGGATTGTCGAGGGCATCTTCGATGCGATCGCGCTGCTGCAGCACGGCGTCTGCGCCGTGTCCGCCATGTCGTGCAATGCCTTTCCTGATGAGTCCCTGCGGCAGCTGGCGAAGCTACGCGCCGGCAATCTGCCGACGCTGGTGTGGGGCCTGGACAACGAGCCTGGCGCGCGCGACTACACCCACAAGCATGCCCGCCGCGCCGATGCACTGGGCTTCAATAGCCGTGCGGCGCTGATCGCGCAGCCGGTCACCGGCAAAAAGATCGACTGGAACGATCTGCACCTACGTGCACAGGCAGGCGGCGACAGCCAGAAGCAATGGGACGCGGCGCTGACCGAAGCGCGCTATCAGGGCGATTTGCTCATGGCCCGCTCGGCGATCGAGAAGGGCTTGCTCATGTACGACCACAACCAGGCTTCCGACTTCTGGCTGGAGTATCGCTCGCGCTTGTACTGGTTCGAGTTCGACACGGTGCGATTCGAGAAGCTGCTGCGCGACGTGGAGCCGGAAGAAGACAGCGAGATCGATCCGGACAAGCTGGCGAAGATCCGCCGTGCCGCGTGCTCGGTGAACAAGATCGCCAACTGCTATCCGGAAGCGCTGTATTTCCAGCGCCAGGAGGTCACCGACGAAAGCTGGTACTACTTCCGCATCGACTTCCCTCACGACGCGAACAGTGTCAAAGGCACCTTTACAGGCGGCCATATCTCCAGCGCCAGTGAGTTCAAGAAGCGCCTGATCAGCCTGGCCGCCGGTGCGATGTTCACCGGTAGCGGGCACCAGCTCGATCGCCTGATTGAAGAGCAGACCGAGGCAATCAAGACCGTGGAGGCCATCGACTTTGTTGGCTACTCCAAGGAACACCGTGCCTATCTGCTTGGCGACATCGCGGTGCGCGATGGTGAGGTAGTCACCGCCAACGAAGAGGATTACTTCAGCTTCAAGAAGCTACGACTGAAGAGCACGCAGAAGTCGATCCGCTTAGAGATCCAGCGCGATCCAGAGGCGTTCCGCATGGATTGGCTGCCGTGGCTGTGGCAGTGCTTTGGCACGCACGGCATGGTCGCTATGACGTTCTGGTTCGGCTCACTGTTCGCCGAGCAGATCCGCGCCGGGCACAAGAGCTTCCCGTTCCTCGAAGCTACTGGTGAAGCTGGCGCCGGCAAGACCACGTTGCTGACCTTCCTGTGGAAGCTGCTGGGCCGTTCCGACTACGAGGGCTTCGACCCAGCAAAGTCGTCCAAGGCCGGCCGCGCACGCGCCATGGGACAGATCTCCGGTATGCCGGTAGTGCTGCTGGAAGCGGACCGCAGCGAGCCAGACAAGGCACACGCAAAGACGTTTGAGTGGGACGAACTGAAGGACTTCTTCGGTGGCGGCACCCTGGCGACACGCGGCGTGCGAAATGGCGGCAACGACACCTACGAGCCGCCATTTCGCGGCACGATCGTGATTAGTCAGAACGCAGCGGTCGATGCGTCAGAAGCGATCCTCACCCGCATCGTAAAGCTGCACTTCAAGCGCCCACAGGTCACCACTGAAAGCCGCATCGCGGCCGATAACCTCAACGCGCTGCAGGTCGAAGAACTAAGCCATTTCCTGATCAAGGCGGTGCGTTGCGAAGGTGCCATCCTGGAGAAGTTTGCCGAGCGGGTGAAGTTTTACGAGGCGCGCCTGCGCGAGAAGCCGGATCTGCGCCTGGAGCGTGTCATCAAGAACCACGCACAGATGCTGGCGCTGCTGGATTGCCTGCGCATGGTGATCACCATTCCCGAAGAGATGATCAAGGCCACGCGCGATGCGTTGCTGGAGATGGCGTTCGAGCGGCAGAAGGCGATCAGCGCCGACCACGCGCAAGTAAACGAGTTCTGGGAGGTCTACGAGTACTTGGAGGCCACCGGCAACGGCAAGCCTGTGGTGAACCATAGCCGCGATGCCAGCCGCATCGCGATCAACCTCAATCAGTTCGCAGCCAAGGCGGCGCAGTTCAGTCAGGTTGTGCCCGATCTCAAGGTGCTGCGCGGCCTGTTGGCGGATTCGCGCCGGCACAAGCTGGTGTCGGCCAACACCGCCGTCAACAGCGCAGTGCTCACCAACGGCTTCGGCGCCGGCACAACCGTGAAGTGCTGGGTGTTCTCGAAGTGAGTACCGCAGATTTCCGCATTTTCCCGTTGACACGCCCCAAGGATCGGAGCGAGTATTCCTACGTCGCCGCACAATCGGTGACCGGGCTTGGCAGCCTGAATACAAGCGGCGCAATAGCGCCCATCGACCGATGTCTGGCGCTTTTTTATTGCCCGACGTCGAGTTGGGCGCATGCCTGCCAGTTCTATGGCGGGCGGTGCGTGGAGGGCTTCGGCCCTGCCGGTTCCGTTTGTCCGGTCTGCCAACCCGCACCGTCCGCCACCTTGCTTGGCAGCAAGTGGGCGGATTCCAGACCACAAACGGAATCCAAAATGTCCTACGACACCCAAGAAGCGCCCGCGTCTGCGGCGCGCCAGGTCGCACACTATTTCGGCCTGATCGCCAACACCCTTGAATGGAACCATGCCGCGTGGCTGAGCCTGATGGCTCGCCTCGAAGGCACTGGCAAGGCTATCCAAGCCCTCACGCTTGCCGACGTTGAAGCCGCGATTGCTGCCGTTGATACCGCGTTTGCGGAGGCGCAGCGATGAGTGCCAACAAGCAATTTCGCGTCTGCCCAGGCGTCATCCTCAGCTTCGAGATGATGCAAGGCTATGTGCTGGCAATGCTGCATTCCGACGCGCAACACGATGTGGCGCCTGTGCTGATCGCTTGCGAAGCAACGGGCTTTGATGACGTGTTGTTGGGGGGCGATGCGCATAGCGTCGTGCTAGGCCGGCTGCATGTCTGCATGCGTGTGGATCTTGCCGTCGACGTGCTCACCTGGCTGCAGAAACAGGCGCGCGCGAATGGAGCCGCACGATGAACAGCGTGCGTGCAACCGCTTATCCAGAAGACGCCGACTATACGATCAGCGAAGAAGAACACGACCGCCTGTGGCGCGTGCAGCAAGCAGCCAGCTTGCTCGCCACCCTCAATCACGACATCGCCACACGCGCAGGGATCAGTCACGACGGCATTGCCGCTGTTGCCGATTTCATGCGCGAAGAGTTGCTCGACATCGCCTGCAACGCCAGGCACGTGCGCGAACCCACCAAGCCGCCAACCGGCGCCGATTTGATCTGACCTGTTCCAGCGGGTCCGGCGGGCGGTGCGTCAACACCGCCCCTGGACCTTCCATCAACGAAGCTCGAGGAGAGCCACATGCAACAGCACGCTGTCACACGCTCGCAGATTTCCAGTGCCGGACCCGGCCAGGAGGCTACCACGCCCGTCGAAGCCGCTTTCGACTTAGCCGTAGGCAAGGATTGCAGCGCGATCGCCACGCTCTACATCACCCACGACGCAGTCGTGGTGGTAGCCGCTCTGACCATGGGGCAGCACAGCAGTGCCGCCCAGCGCTGGGAGCGCCGCCGAGGCCCTGGCAAAGGATGGAAGCTGATCAGCGGCCCACGCCTGTTCACCAGCGAGGCCCACCGGATCAGCAATGCGCTGGCCAAATTTATGGACGATCTGGATTTTCCTTTCGACCTGGCCAACATGCTGCCGCGCCGCCCGACCGCCGCTGCCGAGGCGGCGATCGCTGCTGCCGCGCGGGAGGTGGCGCATGCTTAATTTGGTCCTGATCATGATTGCGCCGACGATCGGCGGCGCGCTGCTCTACCGCCTATGGATCTCGCGCCCGACGCGTACCGCACATATCGGGCTGGCCGTAGGGCAGATCCCGCAGCGCCTGCGCCGCCGTCGCGCCATGGCCGTGCGCCGGATGGTGGCCCATGGCTGAGTCAATCGTGGTCTATGGGCCGATGGCCAGCGGCAAGTCGCTCAACGCCGAGGCGATCTGCCAGGCCTACGGCCTTAAACGCGTGGTGGAGTTGGACGAGCGACTGCAACGCAAGGGCGAGGACTGGCAACTGAGCCAGAACGATGTGGTCATGTTGACCAATGACCAGGCGCTGGCCGAACGCACTGCGCAGCGCATGCGTGTCAAAACGGTTGCGATCACCGAGGCTCGTCTGCGGGTTGGCGCCGCGTGGAGGGCGCTGCGATGAACCTTGATCGCGTCATTGCTGTATCCCGCGCTGCACAGCGCAACGACGGCCCCGGTCCGCTGTCTACCGGGGAAGCGTTGACCGCTGCCCTGGTGCTCAACCGGCACGACTGGCTCGCGGACATGGATTACACCATCGCGCAGGCGCTCGATCGGATCGATGAAGACACCACTGCGCACCTACGGCAGGCAGAGCGAGCGATCCGGAACGGCGCGGGGGCAGCGGAGGAAAATACCGCATGACACAGCGCGAGATCTCGCACCCTGAGCCGCTTCCCGCCTGCAGGGCCGGTCATGTGGGCCGACACATCGTTGATAGCCGTCGCCTGCAGGCCGGCGGCGGACACGTCATTGAGTGTCGATGCGGCCGCACCAAGAAGCACTCCGCCTTCGACCAGGCACTGGCCGAATGGAAGCGGATGCACCGCATCCGCGTACTACGACAGACGGCGCCAGCCGACAGCAACGTGGTGCAGCTGGGCCTACGCCTGCGCGGAGGCACCGGCCAATGAGCGATGAGGAAACAGAAGTACACCGGCGCCAATGCGAAGCGCGTTACTGGCTGCGACAGGGGTACACCGACGCCAGATCGGTCGCCCTGTTGCAGCAACTGGTCGCCGCCAAGCGTGGCGACCAGGCGGCGCAGGATCTGCGCGACGAGATGCGCGAGCAATGGAAGAGCCGCCGGCAGTGGCAGAAGGAGCAGCTGCTATGACCGGGCGAATCCTGCATTTCGTCGACCTGCAGCGCATCTGTTCGCCGGACGGCCCGGCGCCACGCCTCACCGTCGTCTGCCGCTGGGCTGACCGCGAAGGCATCCGCTACCGCTACGACCGCAAGGGTCGGATATGGACAACGATCGACGCAGTGAATGCCGCGCTTGGCATCGCCGAGCCTGCGGCCAACCAAGAAAATGCCATGGAGCTGATCTGATGGGACGCGGTAGAAAACGGAAGTTCAACCCAGCCATTCCTAGCCATGTTGACCAACAAGCCCTTCCTCAAGGGCTTTATTGGGAGAGCAACCGCTGGTTCATGTATGAGCCTCATAAAGAAGGAGGGCGTCTCACGAAGCGAACGGTTGCGCTTGCCAGTGCACGTCTCTCCGAGCTGCATGCGATTGTCGAAGCGGCTAGGGGAGGTAGCGCGCAAGGGACGCTGGCCTATCTTTGCGATCATTTTCTTGGCACCCCGCCGATTGCCGCATCCAGTGAGTTCAAGGAACTCGCGGCGGGGACGCAGAAAGACTATCGCCAATGCGCTGCTGCGGCGTGCAGCTACGTGCTGAAGGACGGTTCCACCCTGGGAAAGATGCAAGTTGCGCGGATGAATATCCCCATGATCCAGCGTCTTGTTGAGACGCTGGCAAACGGACGCTCCGCCAGTGCGTCGCAGCCATTGATTGAGCCCCGTCCAAGCAAGGCAAATCACGTCCTGCGTTTCCTCAGAAGGTTGTTCTCTTGGGGGATGCGATTCGGGCTTTGCGCCCACAATCCTGCCAAGGGCGTGCGGCAGGCGAGGGAGCTGGCCGAGCATAAAATGCCGGAGTCCGATGCGTTTGCCACGATTTTAGACTTCGCTCGCCAGCGCGGCCGGCTCAAGGCACACAGCCTTGGCAGCGTCTCTCCCTACTTACATGCGGTGATGCAATTGGCTTACAACCTGCGACTTCGTGGGGTTGAGGTCACCGAACTCACTGACGCACATGCTGACGAGGTCGGGATCCGGAGCAACCGGCGCAAAGGCTCTCGGGACAACATCACCACGTGGAATGACGAATTGAGGGAGGCTTGGCAGTGGCTGGTCGGCTATCGGAAAGATGCAATGTCGGCGCGCGGCCGCCCCGTGGAGCTGAAGCCCGAAAAACGTCGCCTTCTGGTCAATCAGTCAGGTACACCCCTAAGTAAAGGGGCGCTGGACAGCGCATGGCAGCGGATGATGCAGATGGCGATTCGAGAGAAGGTCATCAGGGAAGATCAGCGCTTCTCGCTGCACGGTCTCAAGCATCGCGGCATCACCGATACGGTTGGGAACCGCGCCGACAAGCAAGACGCCGCTGGGCACAAGTCGCCTCATATGACTCAACGTTACGACCACCAGGTGCCCGTCGTGAGTCCGCCGAAAAAGCAGTGACCGCACAGCGCTGCAGTTGCCGAACTCGTGGCTGCAGCGCGACTCAGTGGGGCCGTGGAACAATGAAATTCAGTTTTTTTTTTCAACAATTTTTCCAAACGCACAAAAAAGGCGCCATCGGCGCCATCTAAGTCATTGAATTTATTGGTGGGCCGTGATGGATTCGAACCATCGACCAAAAGATTAAAAGTCTTCTGCTCTACCGACTGAGCTAACGGCCCACTGCCCGACTGTGCGCCGGGGTGCGCATTCTACCCTACACCGGCGTCAAGACGAAATCGCGTAATGCGTCGGGTCCGGCACGCCGGCGTCGGCAAAGCCGGCTGCGCGCAGACGACAGGCATCGCAATGGCCGCAGGCACGTCCGTCGGCGTCGGCGTTGTAGCACGAGACGGTGAGGCCGAAGTCCACGCCCAGGCGAACGCCCGCACGCACGATGTCGGCCTTGCTGAGGAACTGCAGCGGCGCATGCACGCGCAGGCCCGCGCCTTCCACGCCGGCCTTGGTGGCCAGATTCGCCAGCACCTCGAAGGCACGCACGAACTCTGGCCGGCAGTCCGGGTAGCCGGAATAGTCGACCGCGTTGACGCCGCAGAACAGGTCGTTGGCGCCGACCACTTCGGCCCAACCCAGGGCAAGCGACAACATGATGGTGTTGCGCGCCGGCACGTAGGTGACCGGGATTCCCGCGCCTCCTGCCTCCGGCACGTCGATGTCAGCGGTCAGCGCCGAGCCACCGATGCTGCGCAGGTCAACGTCCACCACCTTGTGCGCCACCACGCCCTGCGCGGCGGCGACGCGCGCCGCCGCGTCCAGCTCGGAGGTATGGCGCTGCCCATAGCGCACGCTCAACGCATGCACCGCGAAGCCCTGCTCTTGCGCAAGCGCGATAACGGCGGCGGAATCCATGCCCCCGGACAACAGAACAACGGCTTTTTTCAT